CCATCTTTTACGTCAGCCATATATTACTCCTTATGCGCGAGTGTAGCCACGAGGATCAGCAACAACCCCCTCAACTGTATCGTCGTTAATAATGCGGAATTCTCTTCCGTGAATTTTAAATCTAGTGCCTGCGTATGCACGCGTTAAAACAAAATCACCTTCTTTACACCATGGACCTGTAGGAAATCTTGCTTCATCTTTATAAGCTAAATCACCTACTTTTACTACAAATAAAACTACAGTTGAATGTTCTTCTATAGTTCTAGTTGAATCTGCTTTTACAATACCGCCTTGATAAGTTTCTGAAGCATCTGGAATTGCACAAAGTATTTTATATCCTTTAGGTTCTGGTAACTGTAAACCCCGTTCTTCGATAGGTATATCTTCTATTTCTACTGCATCTAACGATGGAATATTAATTGGTCGCCCAGCGGCATCAACTAAATTTTTATTCATTGTGAGTATTTGTTCACTCATTTGAATTCTCCATATTATCTATGATGTCGGCAATAATACCTTGTATAGTATCGCAAGCTCTTATATATCCTACAGCAGATTGATAATGTGCATAATCTTTAGCAGAACCGTCAGCAATCGAACTTAATATATCTTTGCGTTTTTCAGCTACTTTGTTGACTAGTAGTTCTAACGTTGGGTCTATCATTTACTACTCCTTTGGTTGTTGTTGATTCATTTGTTGCATCTGTATAGCTTGTTGTCTTCCAGCTTGTTCTTTTTGGTGCTCTAATTGATTATTATCTCTAACTGCTTCTATACCAATTTTTGTACCTTCTAGTAACTGTTTAGCTTCTAGCTCTTTATTATCTTTTACAGATTGAGCCCCTAATTGAGCACCAGCGATACGTTCTTGTGATTCAATACGCATCTTATCAAGTTCAAGTCTAGCTTGATCTGCTTGAATATCTGCCATAGTTTTTTGTGCTTTGATTTGAATATCTTGAGCTTTAAGTTGTAACTCTTGTTGTTGCATTTGGATAATTGGATCTTGAGCTTGTTGTTCAGCCTTTTGTTGTTGACCTTCTGCTTGATCTTTAGCCAATAGTTTTTGTGCTGCTTCTGCCATGACTTTAGATAATTCAAACTCTACATCTTCTGGTAATGTTTCATCAGGTTTAGGTAGTGGAACACCTAATTGTTCTTCAAGTTGTTTTCTATACTCAAATGCTACGTGCTCATTAATGTGTGCCATAGCTGCAGCTTGAATTGCACCTGCTTGTGGGTTTTGACCTACCATTTCCATAATTTTAGGATCTTGCATAGCAGACATATGTACTTGAATATGAGCTTTATGATCTTGATAAATAAACGCTTTAACCGGTTTACCATTAATAATATTCATATTTTCTGATACAGGATCTTTTGGTTTTTGGTCATCAGCTGATGGTATAAGTTTTCCAATATTTTTAACACCAAGTACTTCTAGCATTTGTTTATTTAATTCTACTTGGTCATAAATTTGTGGACTAGCTGCTGCCATCTGCATCACGGCTTGATACTGAACTACTTTTTGTGACATAGTTGCAGCATTAGGATCACTAACTGGAATGACATCTACATTATCGTAGTCAGATTGTTTAGCGCGTCTACTACCTACTTCAGGCTCATATGAATACTCTGTTGGAGTGTAATCACGAATAATACCTTTAAGTAATTTAAACTCTTGTTTCATTGCATAGTAAATACGAGCTTGAACTGCGCTCATTACTTTCAATGTTCTTTCAAGAATTGCTAATGTAGTACCTACTGGAGAATTAGCAGACATATCAGATACTTTCATATCAGCAGCTGATGCAAAACGTCTACCTTCTTCAATGATTTGATTCATTAGTTGGTTTAGAACCATACTAGGTTCTTTATAAGGAAGTGGTAAGATATTGTCACGCACTGCACCTGATGGTATATCTACATCACGCCATTCACCTGGAGCAATCGGAGTGTCATCGCCTTTAATGCGTAACCCACGAGCCTTTAGACCACCAGGAAGATTTGATAATGTACCCGCATCAACTAACTGACGAAGAATCATTGTACCTGATTTAGCAAATGCACCAATTAGGTGGATTAAACCAAAACAGTAGAAACCAAAACCTGGAATATATCCATAGTGCACAAAGTGTTGGCGTTTAGCTTTTAATTTATCATCAGGATTCCAATTACGACGAATTGCTAATATAGTGCCTGTACCTTTTTCAATCGTTATTACATAAGGTAACGCAATTCCATTTTCACTATCACCGTTTTCTAAATCAAGATTAACATGCATTTCAAGGATTTTATATCTGTCATCTTCTGTTGGATTAAATCCTAGCTTCTCTGCAATTTTCTTTTCAGCTTCATCAATATCTAAGAATGGTTCACCTAAATCTATATCACGATAAAAACCTGAAACTTGTAATCTGTGTAATTCATTTTTTGTTTTACGCATAACATGTGTAACACGCTCTGCTGTTTCTAAATTAGATGCGCCATATGGAACTACGATATCTTCAGCAGGAACATACATCGACACTTGACGTTCAATGTTAGGATCGTAATAAACTTTTTTAAATGAGTTACCGGATAAACCTAGTCCCCATAACATGCGTTCATGCTCAGGTCTATACTCAGGCATCATATCCGTGAGTTGATAATTCATATCATCTTTTACACGCTCGGCAGCATCTTCTTTTTCTTTTGTTTGCTTACCAATAATTACTGTTTTAACTGGGCCTGCCGCTGGAAATGTCTCCATCATAGTTTCAGCTTGGAATTTAACCAGCGCTTCTGTCATTAAGGGGTGGTACACATTGCATGCCCCAGGCCACGGTTCTGTTCTGTCTTCTACTTTAAGACCTAGTAACTCTAAGCCATCCACATAAGTAGTTAACCAATCTTTTCTTGAATTAATATCAGCATCGTATTCACCCATTAAATCACCTGACAATTCAGTCAACTGACCCTCGTCCATATCTTCTGCTAAGTTATCATTAAACTCATCATCATTTTCTTTACCAGGCACAATAGTAATTTCCATACTACCATCATCAAGCGTTACACTTTCTGGGTTTTCAATTTCAATACTTAACGCCGATGTTTCTGGATTTTGTGGGTCCTGATCTAATCCCATCGGAGCTTGGTATACACTTTTATCTATATTAGTTGCCATAATTTAATCCTTATATTGCATATAATCTGTTTCGAGAACTTCTAAATCCTGGTATATCTTCTGGCTCATCATTTGGTAACCTAATAAACCCACCTTGTCTAAATCTCATTAATGCAAGTGTTGTACTATCTACAAGGTCGTCATTAGCACCACTTGGAAAATCATTACACTCTTCTATTACTTCTTTAGCCCATCGTCTGTCAGGTGCCCACACAATTCCGCTTCTGAATAAATCTGATACTGCATTGACTCGGCTAATCTTATCTTGCCCTTTACCTGGTGTAAATTCACCAACAGGAATACCCATACGTCTAAACTCTTGATAGAGAGCCGCACCGTTTGATTTCTTTTCTACTAAAAACGAATCAGGTTCCCACTCTTTATACTCTTCTATACATAGTTCTTTAAGTTCAGGAAACTCTAGTCGTTTCTTAATTGAGTTTAACAGTATTATATTATAGTTATTCGTTTCTTCGTTAAAAAAGACGCCCCAAGTGGTGAGCGCATTGTAGTCCGCTCTATTATTTGCCTCCTGGGCAGCATCTAAACTCATAATTGTAAATTCACAATCAGGTGGATCTTCTTCTTCCCATATCTTCCACCATTCTCTTTTTATTAATGCACCTTCTTCTGATACTGGATTTTGTAAATACTGTGAGTTCCAATATCGTACATCTAGTGCAGCTTTCTTGCTAAGTAATTCTTCTAAACTCCAGAACTCAGGCCATAATGGTTTTTCAGTTCCGTCTTTCTCTTGCACAATGGCTGGAAATTCTACTACCTCCCACTGATCTACTTCTTCATTCTTAACCATCTGGTTCACAATCTGACCTGTCAGATCAAGTTTAGACCAACGTGTCATCACTACAATAATCGCACCGCCCGGCATAAGACGCTGTAATGGACCAGACTGAAACCACTCCCAAGCAGGGAGAAAAACATCAGCTCTTCCAAGTTTAGCATCCTGTTCAGAGTGTGGGTCATCAATGATAAACAAATCAGCCCCGCGACCAGCGAGGGCACCACCAACACCAATTGCAAAATATTCACCATTAAAATTTGTCCCCCAACGTGATGCAGACTTAGAGTCAGCTTGTAATTCTACCGCTGGAAAAATATCCTTATACGCATCCGAGCCCACCAGATTACGGACACGACGACCAAAACCAACCGCCAGATCAGCTGTGTGAGACGCCATAATAACCTTTTTGTGAGGAAATTTACCGAGGAACCATGCAGGCGCAAGATATGAAATAAGCTCTGACTTACCATGTCTCGGTGCAATATTAACAATAACTCTTTTTTTCTTTCCTGCAGCAATATCTTCAAATATCTTAGCCAACCTTGCATGATGCGCTCCTACCATATAACCTGGGTACACATGTTGTATAAATTCTAAAAAGCTTGTGCTACCTACATCTTGTACTATCTTACCATCTGTTAGTTCTAGTAGTGCGTCAACTTCTTTAGCTTCTGCTTCTGCTAAGTGTTTCTTGTGTGCTCCTAAAAACCTAATAAGAGATAGTACCCGTTTCTCTTGTTCCTTCTTTTCATCACTCATCTTTTACAACTTCTGCATCGATCACTTCAGAGTCTTTAACGTCCAGTCGTTTTTGTAATTTAGTTACAAGTGTTTGTAGTCTACTCTCTATATCATCCATCGACATACTCTTATGAACCACTTCAGTATGTTTTTTAAACGCATCCACTCCATCTACCTCACCGATTGCACGTAACGCTGTAATTCTTTCTTTAGCTTTGTCTGACATCGTTGCTTCCTTAATAAGTCCGTTAATTACAAACGTCTTTAGATCCTTTAAGTCATCTACAACTTGTGCATCTAACTCTGCTACCATACCTGCTAGTGCTGCAAGTGTACTATTTTTATACTTTCTTATCTGTAGTTTCTTCTCAGGCTCTTTAACCATAGTTTTTATCACCGTTTTTGCCTCATCTATGTCCTCTTGCGTAGCTTGAATACGCTGTCCGGTTAAATCTGAGATAAGTTTAATAGTATTTCCTACCATTTCTATCTCTTGTTCATTTGTTAAAGGCGGTAATGCCTCGCGTGCATTGGGTGGAATAGGTTCATTTTGTTCAATAGGGGGTACAAGAACGACGTCTACATCGCTAAAGTCTTGATTTTCTTGAATATTTTCTGTTTGCATGGGTTGCTGTGTCACCTATGAGTTTATTTTTGCAGCTAATTTATTTATTTTATACTAGTTTGTCATTAAGTCGCAACTTTTTTAAGTATAATATGTTTTTAAGGGGTGTTTTATGTCAAAAACTACGTTAACTAAGAAGAACTTAGAGATACTTTACAACATGGCTTGCCAAATGCCACCTTTTAATAGACTACCTATGCCTAAATCAGACAAAGTTAAGTTCCGTGTCATTAAGAACCCTACTATATATGGATGCTTTGATGAAGTTGATATGGCAATTGAAATAAGTTCTGGTTCTTGTGGGCACTTCATCACTATATTCCAAACTCTTCTTCATGAAATGGTACACCTAGCTCTCTACGTTCGAGGCGATGATGACTTCGATCAGCACGGGGCTAAATTCATGCGTATTAAAGATGTCTACTCCGAGTTATACAACTTCGACCCTAAA